CCAGGACAGCGGCACAGGAACCATCTTCCCCTCCGGCGGGGGCAGCGGGGCAGAGGCCGCGCTGGCCGGGTCCGGGCGGCCGCGCCGTTCGGCTAGCCGGGTCCGGGCGGCCGCGCCGTTCGGCTAGCCGGGCATCCAGGAAGGCGTTGCGGAACGCCAGGGTGGCCTCCTCCAGCTCGGCAGCGGCCCGCTCGGCCGCCGTCAGCAAGCTCAGCTCCCGTGCCGTGATATCCATCATTCCGCCTTCTCCCCGGCCGGTGCCGGCCGGGCCGTCACGTCGTAGCCCAGGCCCCTCACCAGCTCCACCAGCGCCCGCTCCCGGCTCGCGCGGATGACGGCCGCCTCGGCCTCGGTGATCCAGCCCTCTTTGAGCTGGGGGTCGGGCAGGTCCATGCCCTCGCGCCAGTCGGTGATGTGGATCTGGCGGGTCAGCACCGGGGGCCGGAACGCCGCCGCGTCCACCTCGAACTCGATCCGCACGAACGTCTCCCCGCGCGTCCGGGTCTCCGGGGGAGTCTTGGTCATCCGCCGGACCCCGGCCTGATCGAAGACCACGAAGAACACATCTTTCATTGCCGCACCCGCCTCGCCGTGGATTCCATCTTCTGGCTACTACAGCCGGGCGGCCTCATCCAGTTCGCACGGCTGCGCCAGGTGCAGCGGTACGAGCGCCACGGCGCTCGCAGAGGACGCGGCGCGCAGGGACGCTGGCTTCCCCGCCACCGGGCGGCCTCCAGGGCCGCAGAAGCCGCCTCAGCGCGTTCCAGGGCCACCTGCCGCCGGGCGCTGCGCCCGTCACTCACGGAAGTCCCCCGGCGGGGGGAGCGGGCCGCGGCGTGCCGGTGGATCGCCGCCCGCGAGGCGGACCTGGTCGGCCGCGGCCCGCCCCAGGAGCGCCCCCGCGAGAGCGGGCAGGACGAGCCGCAGGGCAAGCGCCCCCGCCACGAGCGCGACGGCCAGGGCGGCCAGCAGCCGGATCCAGAACTTGCGGGTCTCCCTCATGACGGCAGCGCCTCCCCGCCCGCCTCGGCCGCGCGCACGTCCTCCGGCCAGGAATCGCCGGGGAAGACGCCGGACAGCGGGCCGCAGTACCGCACCCGGAAGCAGGAACCGTCCTGGCGGCACAGGTGGTGGCAGGTGCCGCCGTCCGGGCAGGACCGGAAGCGGTCCGTGCGCACAGCGCGCCCGGCCAGCAGCCGGTCCCGTTCCCGGGACACCGCAGCCTCCCGGAACGCCGCAGCGTCCGCAGCCGCGAACTCGTCAGCACGGCGCTCCATCTCAGCGAAACGCGCTGCCCGGCCGGGCAGCGGGCGCTCCTCCAGCAGCCGGTCCCGGGCCGCCACGGCATCCGGGTGCGCGGCGGCGAACGCACTGAGCGCGCGGACCGCGTCGCTCTTGCCGTAGCCGGGGTGCGCGGGGAACGTGCGCTCATCGTTTTCAGCCAGCCTCATCATGGACACGATGAGGTCCAGGCCGAGCTTGTCGCCCAGGGCGAACAGCGCCAGCCCGGCGTCCGCGTACTCCTCGCGCACCCGCTCCAGGTTCTCCGGGGACGGGCTGTCCGCGTACTTCAGCACCGCATCGCCCAGCTCGCCGGCCTCCGCGCAGGCCTTCAGCGCCTGCAGGGCCGCCGTGGGGTAGCGGCCGCGCCCGTGCCTGGCGATCTGCGCGCGGGCTATCTCGTGGCCGTCCGGCCGGGTCTTATCATCCATGGTGCCTCCTCAGCGCGCGGGCCGCGATCCAGACGCCGGCCAGGGCGGTGGCCGGGGCACCCAGCACCAGCGCCCAGCCGAACGCCGGGCCGTGCAGGAACCCCGCCAGCCAGCCGGCGCACCACGCGCCCGCGCACAGCGCGAGCAGCAGGCCAGCGAAGCGGGCCCGGAACTTAATCTCTTCCATAACTGCTCCTACGCCGCGCCGGGCAGTCCCGGCGGGCACGGGACCAGTCACCCAGCAGGGCCCCGAGGGCGAAGGCGACCACCACGGCGGTGAGCGTGTCCCAGCGCGGCGGCTGGCCGAGAGCCAGGGTGGCGAGGAACTCAGCCTCGCTGGCGGCCAGGAAGACGGTCAGCACCCACCAGGCCACGAGCAGCGGCTCGCGGGAGACGGGGCGGGGGTTTCCATCATTGGGAAGACCCTCTGGATGCTGTGCGCCTTCGGGTGACTGCACCCCCGCACGAAACGAGTTCTTATACGCACTTCTCAGGTGCCACATCTCAATCGGTCCTCTCCGGGCCGGTGCAGCCGACCCATCCCGGCCACTCCCGCGAGCAGTGACCCGCTCCCCATGCTGCGTGCAGGGACTGCCTGGCCGCCCGGCCGATCATCCAGCGCACCAGAATCAGGAGCGGCTGGATGAACGCCGGCAGCGGGAACCTCTCTAGCTGGGTCAGCCCGCTGAAGGCGGCACACCGCACGCGGGCCTCGGTATCCGCGTACTGCCGGGACAGGCCCGCGTGCCACAGGCAGTGCATCTGAGCGTCGAGCTGGTCCCGGAAGACTTCCTTGGCTTCAGCGTCCTGCATTTGCGGCACCTCCCTGAGCGGGCTGGACCGTCAGCACCGTGGTGAAGCCCTCCGCGAGCAGGCCGGGCAGGTCTGCCTGCAGCCGGAAGTACGCCGAGCGGATGAAGTCCTCGGGCACACGGTCCCCGTACACCTGCCCGGCCTCCGGCCCCGGGCGGAGGGCGTTGCGGGCCAGGCACTCCTCCAGCGGTGTGTCCAGGACCACCGCGTGCGCCGGGGCGCGGTGCAGGGCCGCCTTGGCCAGCAGCACCTGCCGGTGCTCCCGGACGGTGTTCGTGGCATCCACCACGACATGCTGCCCGCACCGCAGCCGGTAGCCCGCCATGCCGCGCAGCAGGTTGTGGGCGATCGTGGTCACGCTCTGGTCGTTGGGATTGCCGATGATCAGGGCCCGGATCGCGTCTGAGCTGATCACCTGGGCCGGCGGGTAGTTCTGCAGGGCGTACCGCGTCTTGCCCGAGCCGGGCACGCCGATCAGCAGGGTCAGTTCCGGCTGCAGGACGATCTCCGGGCTCTCGCTCACTAGTCTGCCCTCCGCAGGTAGCGGGTGCCCATGAGCAGGCGACCCAGGTGGTTCCTGCCGGGATGGCGCGGGTCGCCAGCACCCCAGCTAAAAGAGCACCGGGCGCAGACGCACCGGCCCCAGTAGTTGTCGTGCCAGTTGTTGCCCTCGACCAGCAGCTCGTCGCCCGTCCGCTCCAGCAGGTCCGACAGGTCCGGGTGCTGGGCGAACTTGAGCAGCAGGAGGGTGAACATGACGGTCTTGCGCTTGCCCTCCCAGTCCGGGCGCAGGGTCACCTTCCGGCCGAGGCGCTTGGCCTCGCCGGGCGTGGCGGCGCGCAGGACCAGCAGGGCTTCCTGGTGGTGCAGCGCCTTGTCCGCCTGGAAAGCGTGCTCGTTCGTGGGGGCGGTCACCTCGGTGTCCATGCACGAGAGCCGGAACTGCACCGGGGCCTCGCAGAAGTTGCTGAGGAACCGGTACGGGCCATCAAACCTGGTGATCATCCGCCACCTCCGGGTAACTGCGGCCGATGTTGAGGGACAGGTCCGGTAGCGGGGACCGGTGGGTGATCTCGGCCTCCATGACCCGGCCGCGGACGGTCAGCTTGTCCTGGTGGGCGCCGGGCCCGTGCCCCCGGCAGTCCTTGTGCCCGCAGGGGTCCGTGCCCGGCTCCAGGGGGACGCTCTCCAGCACGATCTCGGGCGCCCAGGGCTCAGACACTGCCGTTCACCACCGCGCGGATATGGGCCGCGTGAGCAGCGTCCAGGGCGGCCTGCTCCTCCTCGGGAGCCATCCCGGCCAGCCGCGCGGCCGGCAGCTCGGGCACGGTGTACGTGCCACCGCACGAGCACTCGACGGCGGTCTCTGACTTGCCGTACGTCCAGGCCCGCGGCTCGTGGTCGAGGATCCGGGCGACGGCCTCAAGCTGCTCGATCAGCAGCAGGCCACCGTGGGGGCCCAGGCCGTAGCGCTCCAGGACGACCACAGCGGCCCGGTAGCGGCCGCTCAGCTCGGCCAGGGCCGCGTCCCGGATCCGGTACCGCGGGTGGCAGGTGAGCTGGAAGCCGGTGGTAGCGCGGAAGTGCAGGGGCTCGACCGCCACCTCGGCCGGGACCGTGACCCAGACAATCGTCCCGGTCACCCGCGACACCGACCCGCGGCAGACCTCAGCGCCCACCAGGGAAGCCTGCGACTCCGCGTCATAGACCAGGACTTCCTGACCGAGCTGGAAGTTAGTCATGGATCCCTCCCTTGTGGGCGCCGGGACGCAGGTACGTGCGCAGGGCGTCGAGGGTGCCCTGGATCCGGGCGATCTCCGCGAGCAGGTGCGCCGCGTCCCAGTCACCCTTCTCCAGGTAAGTGTGCAGGCCATTGAGGTCCTGGTACGCCAGACGAATCACATGGCGGCTCTCGGCCCACTGCGACCGGGTCAGCTTCTCGGACACCCGCGCGTGCTCCCGGATCGCCTCCAGGGCAAGATCGCGGTCCAGCTCGCGCATCTGCTCCTGCCGGCCAAGGATCCGGCCGCGGCGCAGCAGGTCCAGGCCCTGCTCGCGTACCTTGCGGGTCTTGCCCTCGCGGCTTCCCGCATCCAGAGCCCCGGCAACCATGGAAACGAGCTGGCGCAGCATCTCCTGGACAACGGGGTCCTCCTCAACGACAACCGCAGGAAAAGGCTCCTGGTCGTCCAGGATCAGGCCGGGACCGTCCGCGAAGCGGGCGTTAATCAGCTCCAGCCGGGTCTCGGCCATGTCCGGGCTGTAGAACGGGCCGGCCCAGCGCTGGTCGCCTGTCTCGCGGGCCTTCCACAGGATGTACTTCATGACGCCAGCGCCTGCACTTCCGCCGTGGCGGCAGGCACGACCATGCCGACCAAGCCGCAGCGCCAGCAGATGGCGAACTGAGGCTCCTCCGGCTCGGGGTCGAGGACCTCGATCCAGGTGTGCTCTGCCGCCCCTTGCTTACAGTCCATAGCTATCCTCCGCTGATCTCTGGTGTGTTTTCCATCTGATGAAAGAGTAGCCAAACAGTTGACTTGTGTCAACCATGCGGAAGGCCGGCACCAGGAGAATCCCGGCACCGGCCTTCCGGCTGATCGCGAGGCTAGCGGATGAACCCGCTCGGCGGGCTGAACGAGTCGGCCCACGGTGAATCTGCGGGCGGGTCGAACGGGTTGGCCAGCTCGGCCGGGCGCCCCTCGGGGTAGCCCGCCGCCCATTCGCCGTCGTCCTGCTCGATTGCCCGGACCTGGTCGTCCTGCCCGAACCCAGGAACCTGGACCCGGTCATCGTGCTGGCCGTGAACGATCTGCCCGCGGCCCACAGGCGACGCCTGCGCCACCTGCCGCAGTCCTTCCTCCACCGGGTCCGGCGGGGCCAGGACGGCAGCAGCAGGCCCGCCAGCAGCGTCCGTGGGCTGGCCAGCCGCTGAGTCTCCCGCCTGCTCCTCCTCCCGGCCCCGCTCGGACGCCTCCTGGGCCTGCCGCGCGGCCAGCTTCGCCGCATCCTGCTCGGCGCGCTCGGCCGCGCGGGTAGCCCGGCTCTTGCGGCCCGTCTTCAGGGCCCTGGGCTTCACCGCCGGGGGTGATCCCCCGTACGGAGCCTCCGTCACATGCTCGGGGCCGACCTTGATCAGCTCCGTCTCCGGGAGCTGGGGAGCAGGAGCGGGAGACTCTGGCTCCGGAGCAGCCCCGGCGGGCGTCTCATCTGCCAGCAGCCGCGCGGCCTCTTCCGTGCGGTCTCCGGGATTCAGCGAGGAAATCCAGTCCAGGACGATCTCGCGGACCGCCTGGCCGTGGTCGGAGAACGTGGCCGGCTGGAATGTGGCGCTGTCACGGTGAGGCTTCCAGGCCGACACCGACTTGCGCTGGACCCGCTCGGTCCAGCCAATGTCCTCCAGGCCGGACGCCGTGAGCGGGGGACCGGCCTTGATCGCGTACTCCGTGGTCACCGGCTTGCCGTTGACCTGGATGGTCTTGCGCCGCTCGCGCTTGACCCCCTGAATCTGCCTGACCATGACCATGGCGGTCACCTCCTGTCCATCTAATACGGGGCAACCTGGGTAACACCCCGGCCGGCCGTTCCGCCGTGCGGGGCGGCCTGGGGATCACCGCTCGTGCCGTGCGGGGCGAAAAGCTGGTCCTGGCCGCCGCGCGGGCGGTGGCGGCCCGCGCCCTGGCGCGCGGAGGCGGGCGGGCCCGGCGGGGGCAGCAGCGGCTCGCCCTCGTGCTCGTCCAGCCGGGTGCCGGGCACCAGCAGGAAGACATTCTCCTCCGGGCACTCAATGTCGTCGTCACCAGGGGCGTAGACGAACGCGTTGACATCGGCGCCGAAAGGCTGGTGCATGGGAGGGTCTTCCTCCCGCAGCCAGCCGACGACCCGCTCGACCGCGGCCCTCCCGCCCTTGCCGAAGTCGATGATCAGGCGGGCCCTCTCACTGCTGTCGCTCATTAGCGCTCCCTCCATCTTGTCCGTCACCGGGCTGTTCATCGTCCGGGATACCGGCGGCCTCCAGCAGATCCAGGTCCACCGCCTGCTCCCCGGCCTCGATCTTCAGGCAGGCCAGGGCCGCGTCCGCCGAGGCGATGGCGTCCTGACCAAGATCCAGCTTGTCAACAGCCTCGGCCAGGTAGAACCGGGCAGCCTGGTCCCAGGGACCGGGCTTGTAGACCTCCATGGACATGCGCTGCTTCCCCTCGCTGGCGTTCCGGTTTTCATCTGGTACGCCTGGGCAGGAGGCTACGCCATCGCTGTCACTCCACGACCAGGGTCTCGATCAGCGTGCCGATCAGGTCGTAGCGATGCAGGACCCGCTGGACGGGGCGGCCCTGGCGCCGCCGCGCGGTCTTGCACCACGGGCAGCTCAGCTCGATCAGGTTGTCCGGCTGGACGAACGTGGGCGAGCCGCCCGCCAGCCGCAGCCGGGCGAGCAGCCGGCCGGGCGAGCAGGGCGCGTGCTCGGGGCAGCGCAGGTCTACTTCCTCAGCCGCCACACCAGGAGCAATCGCCAGCTCCGTCACGGTTACATCCCCCCGGAGCCGACCGCGGACAGGGCCCGGTGCGCCTCCTCGTCCGGATCCTTGCGGCACCGCATCGCCATGTCGTAGATCAGCGACCCGTTGTACGGGACGAGGTCGCGGATGCGCCGGAACAGGCTCTCCGTCACCACCGACCAGTCACACATCGCCGGGATGGTGCGGGCGCCCAGCTCGCCCTTGCGCCGGGCCTCGCCGCGGTGGGTGAAGGTGTGCCACATGACCCTCTTGACCTCCTCCACACTGACGATCGCGTCGTGCGCCGCGTCCGGGCGGTCCGGCCAGGTCGGGGTCAGCCGGTACGCCAGCGGGTAGGCGTAGGCCTCGTTCAGCCAGTTCCGGTGCCCGCCCCAGTCCGTGACCGCCACCGTCCCTCCCGTGGTCAGGAACTCCAGCGCCGGCAGGTTCTTGCCCTCACCGCGGCTCGGGCTCAGCAGCACGTGGCCGGCATTGTAGAAGGCCTGGACCGTCTGGTGATCCCAGGCCTCGATATAGACCGTGATCTTCTGGGACCGGTAGATCTCGTTCAGCTCCGGGAACAGGCCCGGCAGGGTCGAGTGCAGCGCGAGCCGGGACGCCTCGAACGCCTCCCCCTTCTCGTGCTTCAGCTCCACGAACGCCTGGATCGTGGTCCAGGCCTGCTTGCGGGCGTTCAGCGCGCCGTGCATGAGGTAGGTGAAGTCCCCGTTATGCCAGTCACGGTCCCGGCTCACCTCCCAGTCGGCTGATTCGTAGCCGCCCTGCAGGATCCCCTGGGCGACCGGCTCTTTCTTCCCGGCGCGGGTCTGCGGGATGTAGGGCCCAAGCGAGTCCATCGTGACCTCGTCGTAGCCGAGCACCAGGTCGAACAGCGACAGCCGGCGGCGCAGCGAGCCGCGGCCGGGGCAGTGCGGGATCAGGCCGGAGTTCTTGGGCTTCTCCAGATGCCGGGCGCCTGTGCGCCGGTCGGCCACCTCGACGGGCGGGCCCGGCGGGCACGGGGCGAACTCCCACATAGTCCAGGCGACCGCGCACCGGGTCAGCTCACGCGCCTCGGGCCGGATGCCGAGCTGGTCGGGCGACCAGTGGTTGATCGTGAGGTCGAACGGGGGCTCCAGCGATTTGGCGAACAGCGGCAGCAGGTCGCGCGGGATGGGCACATCGAGGTTGGTCGGCTGCGGGTACACGTCGCAGCCCCACTTGCTCAGGGCCCGGATCATCCCGAAGCCGTCCTGGCCATAGCCCGAGTAGACCGAGTACGGGCCTTTGACGAGGACCTTCATGCCGGGCTCCTATCGGGCGAACAGGCTCATGCACACCGCGGGGAAGGACGGGCCGCCGGAGCCGCCGACCACCCACCGGATCGCGATCTTCTGCGGGGCGCAGAAAAGCTGGTTGAAGTTGCCCGGCGTGCCGGCCGCGGTCGAGGGCACGAACTGGGCATCGATCCCTATCGAGGACACGAGGTTCTGCCCCGCCACCCCGGTGAAGTTCAGGACCGGCTCGTTGCTGCACAGGTCCTGGTAAGCGTTGCCGTAGGCGTCGTAGCCGTCCAGGTGGACCGCGAGCGTGGGGCTGCTGCCGGACGGGGCGCCGACCGACACCATGAGGATGAAGTTCTCCCAGTCGGTGACATCAACCGGGCCGGAGTTGCCGTTCGAGCTGACCGTCTGGGCCGAGGCGCCGAGCTGCCACAGGCACTCGGTGCCGAGCATGCCCTCCCCGAACCGGCGCGGGGCCGGCGCGCGGGGACGGGTGAACTCGCCGTGAGCCACCAGGACCGCATTGCGGAACCTGTCATATAGCGACATCTGCCCACCCCGTCATGCCGACGCCGTAGTAGGCCTGCTTGTAGGCCAGCCAGTCCCCGTCCGGCTGGGGAACCTGGGCGAACTCCCCTTCGGCCAGCAGCACGCAGCTCGCCGTCACCATGTCGCCCCAGACCTGGATGTCGGCGTCGCGGCGGTGCAGGAAGGAGTTGACCGTGGCGAACAGGTCCTCGCCGCGCAGTTTGGTCGCGCCGGGCGACTCGGTGACGTTCAGGTTCGCGTCGCGCAGCGGGTCCACGTAGAACTCCACGCTCAGCCGGGTGAACCGCTGGGTGCCGTAGGGGATCGCGTTGCTCCAGCTCCCCGCGGACGAGCACACCAGCGACGCCAGGCTGGATCCCTGCAGCACGACCAGCGGGTTCTCCAGGAAGATGTAGGGCCGCCCCTGGTTGGCCGCGACCGGGTCGGTGCCGGGGAAGGCACCGAGCAGGCTGGTGACCGCGCTGATCCCGGCCAGGAACTGGACCGCCCCGGACGCTACGTCATCCACGCCGGAACTATCGGGCTACTCCTCCTCGCCGCCCGTGACGAAGGCCACCAGCGCCCGCTTTACCCGCTCCGCGTACTCCGGGCCGCCGGGGTCGAACAGGAAGTGGCCGCCCTCGGGGTGGTTGCGGGTCGGGGTGTCGCCGCGGGCCAGCTCGTAGATACCGGGATAGCGGGCGTAGCCGATCGTGCCCTCCCACGAGCCGTCCGAGGCCTCACTGGTGACGTGGCCGGAAGCCTTCAGCCGGCCGGTCAGCTCGTGGACCTTCGCGTCCACCGCCGCCAGCCCGGCCGCGAGGGCGAACTCGAACTGCACCGGGTCCGGGCCGCGCGAGAGCCGGTCGGTCTCGTTGACCGCCTCGCGGGCGTCGCAGGAGAACCTGACGGTCACGGCCTGCTCCCCGGGAAGGGCTGTACCGAGCCCGACTGGGTGGCCTGGCTGACCTCGACCACCTGCGTCTCGACGTGGTGGGCGCCAATGAAGTCCTGGGCCACGTCCGGAACCTGCCGGATGTCCCAGGTGCCCGTGACCGGGCCGGACACGCACACCAGCCGGTCCCCGGCCAGGATCAGGGAGTGGCCGGACGAGTCGGTGACGGGATCGTAGTACAGCACCCCGACGCGGTCCGGCGCGCGGCCGGCCACGATCGGCGCGGGCTGGTCCACGCCGCGGCGGATGAACTGCACGTCCAGGCGGCACATCATGTAGCTGGTGGTGTTGAGGAAGAGGTCGAACACGGCCTCGACCGGGCTCCAGGTGATCGAGGCCGCGCCCTGGCTGGTCATGGTAGCGGTTAGCCGGGTGACCTGGACCATGGAGTTGTACAGCGCCCGCATGCCGCCCTGCATGGGAGCGAACGGGATATACGGCTCCGGGGGCTGGATGGTCACATACGAGCTATCGCCCTCAGGGATCCGGATCCCAGACCAGCCACGCCGGGCCGGGCTCGTCGCGCGGCGGCCAGGGCAGGAGGTACCCCGACGCAGGGCTGCCGCTGTGGAAGTGGCGGCTGTACAGCGGGCTCCCGCAGTTGAACCCCAGCACGTAGTCCTCGTTGTGACAGCAGTCCAGCAGCGGGCACCCGCAGTACATGCCGAGGTGCCGCTCGACCTGAGGCTGATCCTTGAGCGGAGGAGGGGGCGGCCCAGGTGGCTCCACGTAAACCGGCCACATCAGAACAGCACCCGCACCGCGAGAACCACCCCGGCGGCCGCGAGCACGGTCCAGGGCAGATCCCGGAGAAGCACAGCCCGGGTTTCCTTCACCTGACGGACACGAGTGCGCCACTCCAGGTGCTGGTAGTGGGCGATCTTCAGCCGCCAGGCGATGGCGAAACCAGCGACCAGCCCCGCGAACCCCATCGCCTGCCACACACAATCATCCTACGCCCAGGAACAGTGAAGCTCCCCTTGCCGGTCACCACGCTCAGGACGAGTCGTGCGGGAAGCTCTCGGCGTTGATGTCGATCATGGCCCAGTCGATCAGGTTGAACTCGTCCGGGCCGCGGACCGCCCACCGGCCGTCGCGCCAGTCCAGGAACAGCCCGGCCCCGTCGAACCGCACCGCCATCTCCCCGCCCTCATGCGTCCAGGCACCCTCGCGGCCGGGGCCGGTGCGCTCGAACACCGTCACGCCGCCGTGGAACACCCCGCTCGACCGGGTACGGACGGCCAGCAGCCGCACCGCGAGGTCAAACAGGTAGATGCCCGTGCCCTCGCCCGTGACCTCCAGGGCCTGGGCGTTGCGGGCCATCTCCGCCATGGGCTTGGAGTAGCTGTACGAGCCGATCGACTCGTTCTGCATCGGGCTCGCGATGACCTGCTGGTAGGGCTGGCGCAGGTAGACGTAGTCGGCGTACGCGCAGATCCCCCACTGGGCGAGCTGCTGGTCGTCGCTGCTCAGGCACGTGGGGTCGGTGATCTGGGTCAGGGCGGTCCAGACGATGGTGGCCTGGATCAGGGCGTTGACCGCGAACCCGGTGTAGGACATGCTCGGCCGGCCGGAGAACTGGGACAGCTCGTCCACGGTCGGGACCACGTACATGACCAGAACATCGGATCTAGAACCTCGGCGCGACCGGTATCCCGCGCCCGCGCCGGGCCTCGGCCTGGTCGGCCTGCTGCAGCGCGGCCACGTCCACCGGGACCAGGGCGCCGTCGCCGGACAGGGCCTTCAGCGGCTCGAACCGGGCACCCTGGTAGGTGCGCAGGCCGGGCCACGGGCCGCGCCGGAACATGATCTTCTTCCACCGCTCCATCTGCTGGGCGTCGTCCAGCAGGATCCACCGGGCCGCCTCGGCCCACCGCGGGCCGCCCACCTCGACCTCCAGCTCCTGGCCGCGGAACCAGACCGTGCCGAAGGCGGTCAGGCCATCCTCGGTGAAGTGGATGAGCACCGTCTCGCGGCCGGCGGAGGGCTGAGCGTAGCCCTGGATGCCGGGGTCGCGCTTGCCCGCCTCCAGCGCGAGCAGGTGCTGGCGCTGGCGCTCGGCGCGCTCCTCGGGAGTGAGCAGGGCCTCCGGCACGGGGCGGGGGTCCGCTGGGCTGGGAGCAGACGGGCCCGCCGCCCCGACCGGGCCGCCGCACTCGGGGCAGAACCTCGCCCCGGGCGGGGCCGGGTGCCCGGCGTTACAGGCCGCCGGGGGTGCAACAGAACTTGGGGCGTGCGGCCCTGGTTCCAAGGGAACCGGGACCGGCGTTGGAGCCTCCAGCATCCGGACCGGGTCGAGCGCGCGCCCCTCGCTGCCTACGTGCATGCGAGGGCCATCGTCAGTCCTGCTGCCCGTCCTCCGGGCTGACCTGTCCCGAGACCTGGCCGGTCACCTGGCCCTGGAACTGCTGGGGCTCGGCGGTGCGGCCGTCATCCCCGGAATCGCCGTCACCGGAGCTGCTGTCCGAGCGGCCGGAACCCTGCGGCGCGGAGCGGGCCTCGCGCGGCCGCACGCACATGCCGCTGCTGTGGACGTAGGCCACCGCGCTGCCGTCGCGGTCCACGACGATCAGGCCGTCCGGCGTGCTGTGGACCGTCCCGCCGCTGGGGACCACGAGGCCGTCCGCGGGCACGGGCTGGACCACCAGCGGGTGGCCGGGGTCGCCCGTGAGGCTGCTCAGCATCCGGCTGGCGTTCCCTACCTGCATCTTGTGCTCCCTTCGCGAAACAGGGCCGCCAGAAGATCCAGCGGCCCTGATTCCGGACAAACAGGTCAATCGGTCGGATTCTGGTTGAAATAGTAAGGATAGGTCTGCAGCGAGCTGCCCGAGCCACCCGCGTAGGTGGAGGTGGTCGAGTTGTTCGCGATGATGCCGTCGATCACCAGCATCTGCTCGGGCCGGGTGACGATCGGGAGCAGGTTCCACTCCATGAGGTACTGCCGCGCGGAGGGGTCCTTCTCCTTCCAGGTCTTGCTGTACTTGCCGGTGTAGCCGTCCGGGGCCTCGTCGTCGGCGGTCGGGCCGATCAGCAGCTCCAGGGGGCGCTGGTCGGTGTAGTTGCCCATGTACATGACGCCGTCCGGGACGAAGAACGTCAGGACGCCGGAGGGGTTCTCGAAGACCTCCTCGACCGTGTTCCAGGTCAGGCCCATGAAGCCGGACAGGGTGCCGGACGAGTAATACTCGTCCTTCATCCGGTCACTGAGCATCGTGGCCGGGATATTGACGGTCGAGCCCTGTCCGGCCTGGACCCACGCCTCGAACATCGCGGCGAGGGTGACCGAGGTGGCGAAGACCTCAGTGGCCGGGACGCGGCCGTGGATCTGGACGATCCGCTTCCAGGACCGGATGTCCTCCACGATCTCCATCGGGGTCGCGTACGCGATGGTGCCGCCGCCGGCCTGCAGGTTGGTGTTGGCCTGGTTCAGCGTGGTGTTGGCACCGGTCCCGGTCGTGCCCCAGGTGAGCGCGCTGTTGGACAGCCATGGCACGGCGGGCTGGACGAAGTGCGAGCTGGGGAACTTGAAGTCCACCGTGGCCTGCACGTCGCCCGCGCCGGTCGAGATCCCGGAGGGGCCGGGCGGGCCCGAGGAGCCCGCGAAGCCCTGGCCGGCCTGGAAGACGATCGAGCCGCCCATGGCCTGCCAGATCAGCCACTCCGCGAAGTTGTCGAAGCGCTGGTTCAGGTCGTTGATCTCCCGCAGCACGCTCTGCTCGGCGTTGACGCGGGCCAGCTCGCCGGGCACCCGCAGCCAGTGCAGGGTGGTCGGCTCGAAGATCTTCTTCTCGCGCAGGTAGACGAAGCTCGCGGTCTCCTGCGACCGGCCCAGGCGGGAGATGATGTGCGCCTCGGCGTTGGGGACGTTGGGAGCGGCCATCATCCGCGAGCCCTTGATCACGTCCCAGGTAGCGTACGGCCACGGCCACGGGGTCTGGTCGAGCCGGTTGAGCATGACCAGCGACTCCGGAACGGTGAACTTCTCAACTACGCCGCGCAGGACGATCGGCTCCAGAAGAGAGATGTTGGGCATATCCCGAGGCCTTCCTGGCGTAGCTGTCGGATCTGCCTCTCTCTATCGGCTTGGCCAGGAGCAGCCGGGACAACGAGAAGCCGCCCCGTTTCCAGGACGGCTTCGCGCTCGCCTTGCACCGCCGGGCCATCTCATGGATGGAACGACTTGGGCACCAGCGTAGCAAAGCGCCCCGGCACGGGGCGTCCGGGGCGCTCTGGCGGTGCTACCTTGGCAGGCTCCATCAGCATAACAAAACGCCCCGGGGCCGTAGCCACCGGAGCGCTCTGCCAACGTGGTCAGCACCTCCCCGTACGGAAAGGCCACTAACCCGCCCAGGCTATCTCATCAGAAGATGAAGAGTCCATTCACGGTGTCGGTGCGGGCCTTGAGCTGGGTGACCACACCCGTGGTGGACGAGCCGATGCCGCCGCCCGTGCCGGTGCCGCCGGTCACCAGGCCGGTGGTGTCGGTGCCGGAGACCAGGGTCAGGTCCAAGATGCCGCGGATCACCAGGTTGCCCAGGCACGGCGTCGAGAGCTGGCCGGTGCCGGACCCGCTCGCGGTGCCGGTGTCGCGGGCATCGCGCAGCACGCCGAGCGCGACCTGCGTGCCGTCGCTCGCCGTGGCGTTGTACGGGTAGTAGAGCTGGCTGGAGGTCTGCTGGGCCAGCACGCAGCCCGTGGGCAGGATGCCGTTGCCGCCAGCCAGGGTGACGCCGCGCTGGGTGAACGCCGCGTAGCTCTTGAGCAGCTCGCGGACGATCGGCGCCATGAACTGGCTGGCGTACGGGGCGGTGCCCAGCTCCGTGCCGTACTCATGCGTCGGCTTGGTGTACGCCGGGATGTAGTCGAACTCGAAGCTGTCGTTGGTACCCACCTGAGGGCTCCCCTATCCGTGCCGGCCGCGGGACGGCGGTTGATCAGTTGACGGAGTCGCCGTGGCCGTTGGCCAGCGCGGCCGCGTCGGCCGCCCGGTTCGCGGCCATCACCCGGGCGCGCGGGTCACGCTGGGCCTTGGGGTCGAAGATCCCGGCGTTCTCGCTGGTGAGCCGCAGGATCTCCTGGTCGATGTCCATCTCCTGGCGCTGTTCGCCCTGCGGGCGGCCGACCGTTCCGGCCTGCGCGTTGAGCGCGACGATCGGCTTGTCGGGCAGCATGACCTCAAGCTGGTCGCGGGCGGTCAGCGCCATCGTCACATAGGCGCCCCGCTGCTTGGGCAGGACGCGCCCCTCCGCGATGTAGCCGTCGATCTCGGCCTCGGCGCCCTCGCGCTCCAGCGCCACCACCCGGTCCCCGAAGACCCGGTGCTGGGCGGCCAGCTCGGCCACCGCGCCCACGACATCGGACAGCTCCAGCGTGCCGTCCCCGCCCTCGCCCGCGCTCAGCGACAGGGTGGGAGCGGCCGCCTTCAGCGCCTCGGTGAGCGCCGCGGTCAGCGCGCTGGTGTCCGGCCCGGCCGACGCCTTCGCCTCCAAGGCGGCCACGTCGATGCCGTGCTGCTCCCGGAGCTGGGCGAGCAGCTCGTCCTTGGTCATCTCGGGCACGGTGTCCTCCTGGGCCAGGCCGGCGTGATCTCCCTCCCCATCGGCGGGGCCTGCAGGAGCCTCATCGTGCGGGGCAGGGCTGGCTGCAGGGGGCTCGGGAGCAGACAGGACCACCACGTCCCCACTGCCGTCCGCGGAGGCGGCCACCACCTCCTCGTAATCCTCCAGGCCGGTGACGTACGGGCGGTTGGTGATGCAGTGGTGCAGCAGCGCGGGGCCGACGTTCTGGTTGGTCTTGGTGTCCTTGTAGTCCAGGTGCAGGAACGCGCTCGCGCCGAGCAGCCGCTTGTCGCGGATGCCCTGGGCCACCTCGGGGTTGCGGATGTCCACGACCGAGTAGATCTTGTCCCCGACCCGCTCGATGTCCACGACCTCGCCCGCGTTGCGCAGCGGGTCCTCGGTGTGGCGGTTCTGGGCGTCGGCCAGCGGGACCTGGACGATGTCGCAGACCCCATTGTCGAAGTTGGCCTTAAGCTTATCGAACCACGCGCCGTCGAGCTGGAGGGTCTCGCCGGTCTTGGGGTGGACCAGCGGGCCGAGGTTGAGCAGGTGCTTGCGGAAGGCCGTTCCGGTGACCCCGCGCGTGCGCCCTAGCTCGACATACGCGTCGTCCTGGCTGCACGGGATGATGACCTGGTCCATGCCACCAGACATCGGACAAGATGAAGGCTCCCCTTGCCGATCACCACCCCACGGGCCGGGGTATCGGTGTCGTACGGGGAGCCTTCAGCGGCAGCAGTTGCCTCGGCTGTGCTGGGCGCGCAAGCCTTCATCAGACTAACACATGCCTACTGGCTGAGCCGGTAGAGCTGACGGGTCCGCTTGAGGGGCTTGTCCTCCGGGCCGCGGACATGAGGCCGGACCCAGGTGACCTTCGCCCGGCAGGTCTTGCAGCGAGGCTCACGCTCATCGCCGTCGCTGTCCGGCCGGTGCCGCCGGTACACCGCGAGGTCATACTCCTCGATGTGGCGCCAGAAACCCTGCACCAGCCACCGGCAGGTCCAGTCCACATCCCGGTGGCCGGGCTCCAGCTCGCGATCGGCCACGGCCCGGCGCAGGGTGATGACCGTAACCTCCCCGTGCTTCAGCGAGCGGGCCAGGCGCCGCTGGGCGTGGCGGCCGAGCGGCGAGCGGTGGTGGGCCGCGATCTCGGCACCGAGCAGCATCCAGGTGACGTGGATCCAGTGCAGAGCCGAGGTGCCCGTCTCGCCGGGCCGGACCTGGTCGGGGAACCGCTCCCCGAACGGGAAGACCATGCAGTGGTCGATCTGCAGATCACCAAGGACATCCGCCTGACTCAGCAGGATATCCGGGTAGTCGCCGGGATCACCGGCCCGCGACCAGAAGACGATCCGGACCCCCGCTTCCCCCGCCGGGTCCGCTGGACGGCCAAACGCGTCCCTGCGCTTCATGTAGACGGGCTGCGGGCCCCAGCTAATCGCCCGGATGGTGACCGTGCCGCCCATGCGCTCGATCAGCTCCAGCGGCGTGTCGTACCAGATAAACCCGCTATCAGATGGCAGTTCGGCGGCCTCGATGCGCTCAGTACCCTTGAGCGTCTCGGTGAAAACGCCTTTCAGGACCTTCACCATCTCCGGGATGACCTGGTAAGCCCGGCCGGCGAACAGGTCACGGCCTATGGCCCCGGCGAACCGCCGGGCCTCCAGCTCACCGTCCGCCGGATCGTGCGGGTAGAACATCAGCGCCCAGCGGGCCCGGTTGGCTTTCTCAGCAGCAAAGCCCTGAAGCCACCAGAGCAGGTCGTCGTTCGGGTAACTGAACCTATCGCGCAGCTTGGCCTGCTCGTCCAGCACCTGCTCGGGACGAAGCTCCAGGGTAGAGGACATGACCCCAGCCTAAGCCCATGGTAGACCTGTGTCAACTAGCAGAGTAGATGCGGCACCGAGCAGCTAGTGGCCGCCACAGCGCCCGGCGGCGGGGCAATGATCTCCAGGACCCCGGCGGTCGCGGCCGCCGTAGCGGCAGCCAGAGCCAGCAGGCCGAGGATGAAGAACAGGCGACGGCGCACGGAGACCTCCTGCAATCGGCGTATGCGCGCAGGCTACACGCGGCCCCGGCGGTAGTACAGCAAGCCAGCCACCAGCAGCGCGACTACCAGGATCCACACCAGCGGGCTCAGGTAGATGCCGCCGGCGACGGCCAGCACGAGCAAGACGATCAGCAGGATCAGCACAAGGTCCATGAGGCCTGCATCGGCCTCAGGACTCCGACCGGACGAGACCGGGCACCGCGGCGAGCAGCGTCTCCAGGGAGCCAAGGTCCGGGCCCGTCACCTCCAGCCCCTGCGACTCCAGCTCCTCCAGCACGAGCGGGCCGAAGGCGAAGCCGGGCTCGGGATGCTCACGGGCATACTCGGCCAGCGCGGTCAGGGCCAGCGCGTAGGGAACGCGGCCGGACGCGCGGTAGCGCAGGGAATCAGCCAAGACCGCGCAGCCTGTCCAGTATCTGCCCCAGCTCGTGCGTGGCCGCGCGCAGGAACGCGCGCAGGGCCTGGTAGCGGGACTCGGGCAGGGCGGCGATGTCGGCAGCATGCACATAGCTGGTACCCGGCTCCGGGCCGCGGTCCAGCGCGGGCATGGGCTCGTCGGTGAGAGTGACCAGCACCACCTCGCACTCGCACTCCGGGTGCCGCGGCGGGCCTTCCAGGCGGCCGCCCCACACGGCCGGCGGGAAGGTGAAGATGATCGGCTGGCCAATCGCGCGATCATATCGGCGGGCCCCGGCCGGGGTGGCCACGCGCCGGGTGCGCTGCTGCGGGAGCGCGACCGGGTCGCCGTGCGGGAACTCCTCGTCCAGCGGGATCATCGTGCCGTGCAGCGCCCGGCACCACCGGCAGGTCCGTGGCAGCAGCCTCGACCGCCAGGACTTCATCACCTTCTCCCCGGCCGCCTGGCGGCGCCTGCCCTCCGCGAGCACCGCCTGCGTCCGGCTGAACGACGTGGCGACCCCCACCGTCATCCGGGCCCGGACCGCAAGGCGGTCCGCAGCATTTCCTGCCGCCCTCGTCACTGCGGCCTCCCAGTCAGCCGGGCCAGAGGCCAGGACCTCCGCGAGCATGCCTTCGAGCTGGCCGGGGAACTCGCCCGTCATCCGGTCCAGATCGGCCCGCAGGCCCTCCAGGACGCCGGAGAAGGGATCGCCGCCACCGTCCTGCCAGGCGTCGGCCAGCAGGGCTGCAGCGACGCGCCCGCCGCTGCCCAGGGCGGCCTGAAGGTTCTCCCGGATACCCGGCAGGGTGAGGAGCTGGGCAGCGGACAGCTCCGGGTGATTACCTGACTCGATGATGAGATGAGCCAGCGGCCGGGTCAGGGACGCGCGCAGCGCGGCGCCCGCGTTGATGGCATGGCGGTCCACAGCCTCATCCACACCTGTGGGTAACAATCATCCTTCTGGTTTACCGGCCGCCACGCGCACCGTCCACCCCTTGTGCAGCATCGCCTCGTGGCTGAACTGCTCGCTGTGCAGCACCGGGCCGGCCTGCCCGTCCGCCACCTCCGCGAAGTGGCCGCCGCCGAGGTCGAGCAGCGCAGTCTTGCTGTCCGGGTGGGAGAACACCGACCTGACCTCGCGGCCGCCGACCTTAGAGCCGATGTCGGGCTTCCCGGTGTCGGCCGAGGGCTTGTCCTGGCGGGCGGCCAGGGCCAGCTCCAGCAGGCGGCTGCCCGCCACCTCGCTCACCAGCTCGCGGGCCAGCCCGATCAGGGCCTCCTCCGCCTCGCTGCGATCGTCCACGAGCGAGGAATCGGTCAGGCCGCGGCCTTAGCCGCGAAGCCGGACGGCAGCAGCTTGCCCGGCGTCTTCATCCCGCCGCCCAAGCCGGGCGCGGAACCTGACCCTGAGCTGCCACTGCCGCCCGCCGGGCTGCCCCCGCCGGATCCCGCGCTCGTCCCGGCGCTTGTGCCCGCCGTGCCGCCGGCCATGGCCTGCTGCGGGTTCTGCAGGGCCTGGAGCTGAGCCTTGGCGTTCGCCTGGTCGAGCTTGAGCTGCATCTGGTGCTGCTGTTCCTGCTCGGCCTCGACCGTATCGTAGTCGATGTCGAACCCGAAATCCTCAGCCATCCGCTTCTCCAGCTCCAGCATGAACTGGGGCGTGACGTTGGCGGTCTGGCCGGCCGAGGCGAGCTTGTCGAACGTGTCCTGCAGCGCGGCCTTCTGCTCGCCGGTCAGCGCACCCCACTTGAACTGGGGGTACTTGCCGGTGCCGAAGTTCCAGTCCACGAACCTCGGGAAGATGTGCTGGGTGATGACCTCGGCCAGCTCCTCCAGGATGCCGTCGAGCATCATCATGAAGGTCACGTCGGACTGCTTGCCGAAGTCCACGAGGCTGGAGTCACCCTGGCCGCCGCCCTGCTGCTGGTCGAACCACTGGGCGAGGACCGACTTGCTCATCTCGGAGTTGTGGTGGTTGATCAAACCCAGGAAGTCGAAATTGCTATCTTCCTTGAGGCTCTGGACGATCCAGTCAGCGCTCGGCACCACCATGTACTGGGCCAGCCCGAGGTCGGCCAGCCCGCGGATGAAGTTGTTCTTGTCGTTGGCCGCCGGGTTGGGCGGCATGGTGCCGACCCGCATCCCCACCGCGGCGCGCTGGGCCGCGAGATGGGCGATGTAGTAGAGCTTGGTCTTTTTATCATAGTGGTAGAAGGCGCTCTCGAACATGGACACGCCGTAGAAGGGCCGCTCGGCCTCCTCATGGGCGAAGTAGACCGCGACATCCTTCTGGATCTTCACGTCGATCGTGCGGCCCTGGAAGAACGTCCGCTGCCGGAACCCGTTGAACTCGCCCTGCCCGTCGAGCAGGAAGGTCAGGGTCTCGGCCGGGCGCCAGTCCAGCTTGCGCAGGGTGTACTTGCCCTTCCACGGGCCCGTCCTCGGCTGCCAGTACACCATCTCCCAGGCACTGAACCCGTTGAACAGGGCCAGCAGGGCCTGGCGGATGAACCGGCCGAACGAATGCGTCATCCCGCCCGAGCTGGACGGCAGGAGCAGCAGGTCCTTGCAGAACTGGGCCTCCTCCTGCCCGCCCGTCTGCCCGTCTACCGGGATGACATCGCAGTTCTTGAGCGCGGCCAGCAGCGGCATGGTCAGCAGCCGGTACAGCGCGCGGGCCTGCCCGTCCTGCCTCCGCATGGACACGAGCTGGCTGATGGTGACCGGGTCTTCCCGGAAGACTTCCCAGCTATCCCGGTACGGGGTGGCGAACGGCAGGAAGTACGGGACACCCGTGACGAACGACAGGTCCTCGGGGCCGGGCCGCGGCTGCGGGCCGATGTCGTCCTCGGAGAGGACATAGCCCTCCTGGCCGAAGCCCTGGCTGGTGACGCCCATCCCGCCCGGGGGCATGGTGCCCATGCCGCCACCGGGCACCTGGCCAGCCAGCGGCACCTCCAGCGGGTCGGCGTAGACCGGCTCCTCTGCCACGCGGGATTCATCGGCCGCTTAGGGTCTGGCTACCGCAGCGATCTTGGGCCGTATCTGGTTTGGCTGTCGCTTGGGGCTTGGGCCGCAATGATGTTGGCTAGCGCTGAACTTATGGGCCGCGGCTGGTTTGGCTTTCGTGATCACTTTGGGCCCGCTGCAAATCTGCTCTCGGTTCTTCCATGAGGCCGTCTGACGTTTGGCTCTCGATGCTGGGCTGGGCCGCAGCGCACTTGGCTTCCGCAGAGATGTTGGGCCGCGCCACAGGTTGGCTCTCGTGACAGCTTTGGGCCGTATAGTTCTTGGCTTCCGCAGAGATGTTGGGCCGTTAAGGCTCTGGCTTTCGCCAAGGGGCTGGGCCGTTAAGGCTTTGGCTCCCGCGTAACGGGGGGCCGTCCGCTATGGAGTTATTGGCCGCTGGGGGTTTGGCTATCGCATGTCGGGTAGGCCGTCTGAAGTTTGGCTCTCGCAGTTCAAATGGGCCGTTAGTATCCTGGCTATCGCGGCATCGCTGAACCAGAGGTCAGTCTACCTGCTCCGCACCCCAGACGTCGTAGAGGTCGGCCAGAAGCTGCTTAGCGACCATCCTCAGGGCATGGCCCTGGTAGTGCCCGGCCCGCCACGGCGAGCCGGGCTCGCCCCACTCGGGGTGGGCCACGGTCCCGCAGCCGTCCGGGCGCATGGGCGGCACCTTGTGGTTCTGGCACTGAGTGACGTGCCTCTTACCCTCCCCATGGGCCGTGGCCATCGCAGCCGCGTACACCTTGTAGTAGGGCGAGGTCCGTACCGCCTCACTGCGCTTGTGCGCGCGCACCACGCCCACGGCGAACGTATGCAGCACCGGGTACACCGAACGGCGCTTCCCGCTGCGCAGCAGTTCCTCCTGCGTCATACCCTTGCGCGGCTTGTCCTCCGGATCCCCGCACCCGCAGAAACGCCAGAGCTGACGCAGCCCGTAATCGTAGGGAGAGTTGTCTCCGTACGCCGGGTTCGGGGACCGGTCCGAGCCACGGGCGTAGGGAGGGCCGTCCGGCACGAGCACCCGCTTGGGGCCGGTGCCGGATCCCTCCTGCCACCGGTACGGGGTGGCTACCCGCGGGTTGCCGATGAGGCCGAGCAACTTGGGGAACAGCGCCCCGGTGGCCATGCCGGGCACGCCGGCCGCCCACTCCTGTACGTGCGCAGGCACGCAGCGCCGGTACTCGTCCATGAGCAGGTGGCGGCACAGGCGCTCGAAGTCCTGGGCCGACCCGATCATGTGCGCCCGGAGCATCTCGTCCGCGATCACCCCGCGCTTCGCCCGGTTCTCTACTGCCTTGCGCAGCTCGGTGGCATCGGCCAGCGTCTCGGCCATGGACCGCAGTCCGAGCAGCTCATCCCGGTCAAACATGGGCTCCTCCTGATAGGCCGTAATTCTCTTGGCTGTCGCTGCGGGCTTGGACCGCTGCGTTTTTGGCTGTCGTTAAGGCCAAGGGCCGTGTAATTCTTGGCTGTCGTTACGTCGTTGGGCCGCGGGGTTTTTGGCTCTCGTTAAGGCCATGGGCCGTTTATCTCTTGGCTTTCGCATGAGCCGCTGGACCATTGGCTCTCGTACTAGGTTTGGGCCGTGTAATTCTTGGCTGTCGTTACGTTGTTGGGCCGCTGAAGTCTTGGCTCTCGTAATGGGGTTTGGGCCGCTCGCCTTATGGCTATCGTTAGTGATGTGGGCCCTTAACAATTACTGACAGTCGTCCAGGCACCGGGCATTGGGCGTGCTGCGGATGTGCTTGATCGCCTCCTCGTGCAGCCGGGCCGTGCGCGCCATCCCGCCCATCTGGCTCGCGTACCGGTCGATGATCTTCTGGTGCTGCTCGACGGTGAGCTTGCCCCAGAGGATGAGGCCCTCGCCGGGCACGTTCACCCTGTCGTTCAGCAGCTTCTGCCGGGCGGCCGTGGCGGCGTTGAGCAGGATCACCTCGCCGGGCGGGGCCGTAAGCGAATTGGCTTCCGTTACTCTCTTGGGACCTTCCGGCACGAGCGAGGTCACCCGGTGCTCCAGGGCCCGGACGTAGGAACGGTAGGTTCCGCCGACCTGGGCCCGGACCGCGTCGTAGAGCAGGTCTTCCGGGCTGCCGGACGCGAGCGCCTCTGCGAGCACCTGGCGGGCGACGGTGTCCAGATCCCGGTCACCGTCGTCATAGTGCTTCCTGATGAGGTCGCGCAGTCCGGTCATGTCTCCTGCTACGCACGGGATTCCATCGAACAAGACAGAGCCCCCAGGGCGGTCCCTCCCCGGGGGCGGGGTTCAGCTTAATCGCTGACGGTCAGGGCGTCGGCTACCCGGCGCAGCATGTCCCGGATCGCCCAGTGAACGTCGTCGGCCGGGTCGTCCGCCCGGACAGCCTGCTGGCCGATCTCCGACGACAGCACCGCGATCAGCTTCGCCTGGAGGCCGAGTACGCCTTTCAGCCACCCGGCCACCGTCTCGGCCACCTGCTCATCGCTTGGGCTGTCCTGGTAGACCGAAGGCCAGTAGCCCATAGGGATCGTAGCCAGCTCGGCCGGGCCGATCTTCAGGGTGAGCTGGCCATCAGGGTAATCCTCCGTGAAGGGCTCGTAGTCGAGGTCGGCAGTGAGGTTCAGAATCGTTGTCGTCTGCATGCCATCTATTACTGCTGGCGGGGCACCGACGCCGCCCGGCACTCCACGCACCGCGCGATCCCGTCGCGGCCGCGGCATGGGCACTCGGCCGAGCCGGGGTCGTCGGTGCCGGGCAGCCACATGGGCATCCCGCGGCCGTCCACCGCGACCTGCTGGGGCAGCACCTGGTCCGGGCGGAAGGACTGGGGCGGGATGAAGCCGACCGGCAGGGTGAACAGCGGGCTGCCGGACCAGCTCTCCAGCGACCCGCCCGGGTAGGCCGTCAGGCCGTCCTCGTCCTCCTCGCCCAGCACCTCCAGCGCTCCGGAGATCGAGCAGGCCACAGCGTCGGCCTCGTCCTTGCTGCCGTCGCCCAGGTGGTCGATCTTGCCGTTCGGCAGCCGGGACAGGCCGAGCAGCTCGTTGACGGCCAGCTCGCGGGCGGGCATCGCCCACCGGCCCTCGTAGCAGACATCGCGCAGCGACGCCCAATGCTCCTCGGTGCGGTCGGTGGACCGGATCTTGAACTCGATCCCGTGGGCCTGCAGGATCTGGGCAGTGTCGGTGGACTGGTAGCCGTCCGCCGAGGCCTGGACGATGTTGAACCCGCGGGTGCGCAGGTCGAGCACGAGCTGGCGGAACCACCGGAGCTGGATCTCCAGGGGCGGGTCGCGGCCGGCGTCGGCCTCGTACGAGATCACAAAGTCGGTCTTGACGTGCGGCCGGGTCTCGGTCATGTAGACGTTCTCGCCCATCGGGCCCTTGCCGATCGCCTTGCGCTCCTCCCACCGGACGATGTGGCTCATGGCCACCCCCGCCCGGCAGCCGTTGACCGCGAGGTCGGCATGCACGGCGTAGCGCGCGCCCTGGACCGGGCGCAGCAGATCCGGGCCGGCGAAGTCGTAGAACGGGCGCCACGCTCCCGCATCGCGCACGTAGTCCACGATGACGACCGGCTGGCGGGTCACCGGGAAGCAGGCGTCCCGGATGGCCAGCTCGTTGCCGAAGTAGGGGTTGACCGCGCGGCCGGGCTTGCACTCGTACTTGGCCAGGGCGAGCTGCAGGTCGTCGCGGTAGTCCTGGGCGAAGTCCTCTTTGGTGACCCGCGGGTTGACCTCCCAGGTGCAGAGCGGGCCGGACACGTAGTGGCGGGACTTCTCGCCGTGGTCGGCATTGTCCTGGCGGCCGCGCTCGACAAGCTGCTGGATAGTCGAGCCCCGGTAGCGGGGGTAGGAGATCCGGACGTTCTTGTAGACCTGCGGGAACCGGGTCGAGGCCGAGGTGCGCAGCATGGCCAGGATCGCCTCGGCGCTGGAGGCCGACTCGCGCGCCCGGGCGCCTCGTTCCTTCTCCAGCTCGGCCCGGCTCTTGAAGCCGTCCACCTCGTCGGCCACGCCGAAGATCAGGTTCAGGCCCTCCTGGCTGTCGGCGTCGGAGTGGCCGGAGACCGCCTCCACGAACTTGTCGAACCGGATCACGTTGAGAAGGGCCTTGGTCTCCTGCCGCTGCCGCGACCCGGCCTCGACCGCCTCGGCCCGCCCCATGAACCAGTTGCCCGGCCGCTGGACGGCGCGGCGCATGGGGGCGAAGTAGGCGCGCTGGGCCTGCGCGGAGGAGGTAGCCACGTTGAGCAGGTTGATGGTGTCCTGCTCGGGCATGGAGAAATACTCCTGCGGGCTGCGCAGGCACAGCAGCAGGTAGGCCACCCTCAGGCTCATGATCCGGCTGGTGTGGTCCTTGCCCGAGCCCTTGCCCCACTCCAGGTCGAGGAAGTTGACCATCCGGCAGGGCTGGGCCCAGTAGGCGGAGATCAGCGGGTCATCGCAGCCCGCGAGCAGGACGTAGGTCTCGGTGAAGTAGACGCGCTCGGCGTGCCGGACCGCCTCGTACTGCTCCGCCGACAGCGGCGGGTTGCCGAGATAGGCCTTGTCCTGGACGAACACGGTCAGCGGGACCGGCAGCTCGGTGTCGAAGTCGTCCAGGCTCGCGGCAGCCGCCTGGACGCGCCGGGAGACGGCACCTTCCAGATCCCATTCCGCCACACTGAAATGATCGGGCGGTCCCTGGGTACGTGGAGTGCCGACGCCTGGCGCCTAGCCTCGGCATCCCCTATCCCAAGCCTTCGTGGGCCTACATTCTGCTGTTCACGTGGGAAGCATTCGGCACTCAGCTAGGCAGACAGAAGGGGAATTACCCCCAGGGACCGCTGCCAGATACTACGCACACGAGTGACCCTCGTCCACGAAAAAGATCTGCCCGCAGGCGGTGCAGACATCGGTAAGAGGACCCATGCCTCCTGGTACAGACTCGTGTCTACCAGCCGGCGTCCTCGTGCTGCGGCTCGCCGCCGACCGGGCCGTGGTTGGCCTCGCCCGCATGCACGTGCGAATGCGAGTGCGCCCCGAAGAACGGCTTATGGACGTAGGCGCTCGACTCCGCCATCTGCTTACCCGCGCGCCCGGCGGCCATCCGCACCTCGCGAGGCCCGTGCCGGTTGTCGTTCAGATGCACGTGCGGATGCGAGTGCAGGCCGTGGAAAGGCTTGTGCTGCAGCGCGGTGACCTCCACGGCCACCGGCCCGGCCGCCAGCTCCAGCAGGGCCGCGGTCGCCGCCACCTTGCCGGTGCTGTCCGACACGCTGATCCCGGCCTTGCTGGCCGCAGACTTGATCCGCCCCCAGATCGCCTTGACCTGGTCCGAGGAGTAAGGCTCGCGGTTCGAGGGCTTGGAGAAGTAGGCCAGGGCCGCCCGGATGTGGTCCTTATCGAGCGGGTACCGCTTCTTGCCATCCTTCTGGTAGCCGGGATCGGCGTACGGGACATCGCCGTAGGGCTTGGCGCTGTCACCCGCGAGGGCCAGCGCCGTGGTGTCCAGGGCAGTCGCCTCAACCCAGGATTCATCCAGGCTCAATCCCAGGCCTTCCAGCGAGCCGGCGCTCGCGTAGACCAGGGCGGCGGCCTGGAGCACCTCCGGCGGGCAGGAGGCCAGCTCGGCGCCGCTCAGCAGCAGGCAGGCCTCTTCCAGGCCCGCAGCGGCCGCGACGACCAGGAGCCTGCCCGGATCGGCGTCCTCGTGTTCCTGCACGGGCTGGACCAGAGACTGGCCGGCCATGGCCAGGACCTTATCGAGCGCGGTGGTCATGATCTCTCCCAGGGACGGCGGCTCCCTGGGTCCATCGGCCTAGTCCGGGTTCACCACTCCGGTGAACGCGGTGCGCCGGTCCAGCTCGGTGCCGACTTCGCGGACCAGATAGGGATCATTGCCCGGCCCGTGGCTGGGCGCATAGGGCCGCTCACCGCCGATGACAAAGTCCTCCATGCGCTCGTGAGTGTCCACGTCACCCAGCCGGTCGAACAGCCACCGCCGCCAGGACCGCTCGTCGTAAGTGGCAGGCGGCACCGCGAAGTAGTGGTTCACGGTCATGATGTGCCCGTGGTCGTAGGTGTCCGGCCCGTGCCGCTGCACCACGAGCGTCAGGCCGCGGGACTCTCCCGTGTGGCGGCCGGGCTTATCGCGCTGCAGGTCGTCGTCCAGCCACACCTCCCAGCCGAGGTGGCGCCGGTAGTCCAGCCGCCCGACCAGATCGGACAGAACCTGCGGGTACGGCGCGGTCTGGTTCATCATCTCAGGCATAGCTGCTCCTGCTCAGCGGGGCCTCTCCCGCCCGGCGGTCCCGGTAGTGCGAGCCCGCCCCGTGCGGCTCGTGCGTGCCCGACAGGGCGTAGGCGCGGATCTGGTCCCCGCGGGCGCAGTAGAGCTGCCGGAAGCACAACCGCGCGCTGGTCACCGGCTCCGGGCCGGGCTCGCCGTCGCGCAGGTAGGCCATGGTGATGTGCGGGACGAACGGCATCGAGTCACCCGCCGCCAGGTCGGCCAGCAGCGCGCGCAGCATGTGGATGCCATCTCCGTAGACCGGGCAGTAGGCCACGGCCATGCCGTCCGAGTTGCCGCTGGCCTCGAACCGGCCGAGGCCGCCGATGGTGGCGTGGACGGGCGGCAGGGACTTCGCGGCCGCCCGCGCCCGCTCGCAGGCATCGTCGTACCGGGCCGGGCTGATCTTGCCCAGATACACCACGGTCAGGTGGCCGGGCTTATCGAGGCCAGTGTCAGGGAACAGGTCCGGCGGAGCCTGCAGGTAGATCATGGCGGACGACGCGCTGATCTCCGGGGCGGCCAGCTCGACCATGCTGAACCGGGCCTCAGCCATGTGGTTGTACATCCCGTGGAAGATGTGGCGCCGGATCCGGTCGATGTGCTGGGCGCACTGGCTGGCCAGCGCGCGGAAGGAATCGCGCGTGCGAATGCCCTCCGCCATCTCGGCGCGGGCCGAGGCTTGCTCAGCCGGGGCCAGCCGGGCGGAGAAGACGTTGGCCACCGGCAGCAGTGAGGCGTTGTACTCCCGGTGGGCCGAGACGATCCCGGTCTGGGCCGACCGCAGGCAGTGCAGCGCGTCGGCGGGCTGGTTCGCTGCCATCTTCATGGCGGCCGCCCGCGCGTGCTTGGCCGCGCCGCGGACCAGATCGCTGTCGGGCACCCCGGCCTTGCTGATGGCAGAGCTGAGGCTGTTCAGCTCGGCCGGGGTGGGCAGGGTGACGCCGGGCGGCAGCGGCGGCCCGGCCGCGACCGTCTGGCTGGGGGCCTGCCGCAGGCGGCCGGCGAGCGGCCGCGCGCCGGGGGCGGAGGCGATCGTCGCGGCCAGCCCGAGCACCCGGCCGAGCAGGTCCGGCGGCGGGGTGGCCGCGAGGTCGTGGTGCTTCTTGCTGCCTGCTCCCTTGCCGTGCTCTTTGGCCGCGTGCAGGGCGTGGGCCTTGCCGCGGGTCTCCTCCCATTTGGCCACGTTGGCCGCAGCGGCCGCCCGGACATCCGGGTGCGTCTTGTGCCCGTGTCCATCGTGGCCCTCAGCCCAGTGCTGGACGATTCCGACCGCCATATGCACCGCATCAGACTCCCCGTGACCCTGCCGCATGAGCGCGTGTGCCACGTGCTGGATGTAGGGCGGGAGCTGCAGTTCCTTGTGCCGCCACAGGCCGGGGCCACCGGGGCGCCCGATCGGCTTGGGCACCGTCGAGGCCTCGGGGGTCTGCGGCGTCAGGGCCAGCAGGCGGTTCAGGTGCGGGGTACCGGCCATCACCGCCCTCCAGACGAGCCTGAGCTGCTCCCAGAGCTTCCGGACGACCCGCTGCTGCCCGAGGACCCCGAGCTGCCGGACGAGCCTCCTGAAGCGCCTCCGGCCCCGCCAGCGCCCCCAGGGCGGCCCTTGTGCCCGGCGAGGTGACGGTGGACGACGCGGTCCAGCCTCCGGCGGGTCTGCCGGTCCGCAGTGCGCCGGATCTCCTGATGCACCATGCCGCCCCCCGCCAGGTGGCCGAAGGCCTCGTGGCCGTGGTCGCTGTCGGAGTGGGAGTGGCCGAGGCTGGTGTCGCGGGCAACGTGGTCGGCGCCATGCCAGGCGGCCAGGGACTGCGGGTGGGAGAAGTCCTTGCCGAACGAGCCCGAGGACATGCCGTGCGAGGTGGTCAGGTGCGACTTCATCGCATCCGGGCCCATCCGGGTGTAGCCGCTGACGTGCTCGACGCCCTTCGCCCCGGGGCGGCTGTAATCGGGCACCCGGACCATGGCCAGCGCGACAGCCCCCGGTCGCTGCCGCGCGGCTGCGGCCAGCACCCTGTCCAGGTAGCCGCCCACGGCAGTTACTTCGTCAGGCCCGCCCGCTGGAAGGAGTCCACGAACCGCCGCACGAGGTCGTTGCGGACCTCGGAGTTGTCCACGGTGGAGACGATCTCGGTGACCAGCGCCTTGACCACGGCCATGATCGCGTCCTGGTCCCTGGGCTTCCAGGCCTTGAGCACGAGGTCGAACTCGCGGGTAATCGCCGCCCAGTACGTGGACCAGTCCTTGAGCTGGTCCGCGAACTCGAACCCGGTGTCTGCGTGTGCCTCGCGGTACTTCAGCACGATGTAGTTGAACGTGATCCGCTCGATCCGGAGCTGCTGCAGGGTGCTGAGCGGGACGTGCTCGATCTCGCGCCGCAGCCGGGCGACGATGATCTCGTACTGGTCACGCAGCACCGGGTCGTCCACCCAGGACGGCAGCCCGAACAGGGGATCGAGAGAGTCCACGCTGCCGGTGCGCCGCAGCAGCTCGGCGTTCAGGTCCCCGGTGGGCACGCCGGACAGGTCCATGCCCGCGCCATCGGCCTAGCCTGCCGAGGGCAGCGGGTCCTGATGGCGGAAGTAGCCGGGCTTGAGCGTGCGCTCGGGGTAGGTCCGGTGAAACGCTGGCGTGGTGCTCGCGCTGATCGGCGGGTTGACCCACGCCCAGTCCGCGCACCAGGGCCGCCCGGCCTGCTCCTCGGCCGCGGCGAACCGCATGAACCGCCGGGCCTCGGACTGGTGGTCGGTCGCCATGACCCCGGCCTCGCGGAAGCTGTGCTGCACAGCCACGGCCAGCTCGACCGCGGCGCGGTCCGGCCAGAACGTGGAGACCGAGGAAGTGTCCAGGCCCATGGCGCGGGCGATGACCGGCAGCACGCCGTAGCGGCTCTCGTCGCCCAGGTTGCGCACGCCGACCTCGGTGCTGGCCTGGTACCAGCCGTTGAACGGCGTGCAGGGGTAGCGGATCCCGCCCGCATCGAGGTACATGTCGGTGATCACCGGCACCGCGTACCAGCGCAGCCCGAGCGCGGCGAACCAGGGAAAGTCCGGGTGCGAGATCGGGACCTCCAGGACCGCGTCGCGCGGCACCGGGAACGCCTGCGGCGGGCCGCCGGGCGCCTGGACTACCAGAGGCAGAATGTCGAACGGGCCGCCCTCACCGCGCCAGCCCAGGCTCTCAGCCAGCCCGGTCAGGCCAATGTTCAGCGGGTCACCGACAACCCCGCCGCCGGACCGGTAGCCGGCGTACCGGACCACCTGCGGGTTCCAGATCCGGGGAGCCTTGCGCTGCGGGCCGTCCGGGGCGAACACCGTGATGTAGGACCGGATGCGGCCGCCGTCCGTGGCCTCGCGCAGGTGCGTGATGGTCTCCGCGGCAATCTCCGCCGGGTCGCTCACCGACCGCCGGTCCCGGACTCGCAGAGTGCGCCACTTATCGCGTCCCGAGCACCGGCCCGCGTGCCGCCAGGCCACCCGGCACGCGTACTGCAGCTCCCCGGGCGTATGCCGGTAGGTCCCGGTGAGCTGGATGGCCTCACGCACCTGCTCCAGCCGGCCTCGCAGGTCCCCGGCGCTCGGGTAGGCACCATGGAACGCCCGGACGAACTCCTCCGCCTCCGCGAGGTCCGCGGCAGGAGCGGGGGGCCGGGACCGCAGCCACCTCATCCTGCGGACTCCAGGAGGGCTGCCTCGTCAAAATGCACCTGCGCCTCCGGCACCCCGGCACCGGCCAGGGCCTCGGCTGTGCTCTGCACCATCCCGGACGGGCCGGACACGAACACCTGATGATCCTTCCAGTCGGCCGGGTATCCCGCGAGCACATCGCTGACATGGCCGCGGTGCCCGGCGAACTCCGGGTCGCGCGACACCACGGGAACCACGTTCAGCCACGGGTAGCAGTCGGCCAGCCGGCGCAGCTCGGGCATGTCGTAGAGGTCCAGGGGCGTGCGGGCGCCGTGGAACAGGTGGATAGCCCGGCGGCGCCCCCGCCCGGCCGACAGCGCGGCCTCGTCGCCTTCCAGGACCGCCTGGGCCAGGGCCTTGAGCGGGGCCAGGCCCGTGCCGCCGGCCACGCACAGCAGGTCGCTGCTGCCGGTGGCGGACGGGACCATGCCGCCCATGGCCGGGCCGAGCATCACCCGGCCGTCGTCCACGGCGTTCTTGACCAGCACCGGGCTGACCCACCCGCCGGGAATCGACCGCACGTGGATGTCCATGGTCCCGTCCAGCCGGGGCGCGTTGGCCACGGAGAACTGCCGCCACACCCGCGGCCACTTGCTGGTCTGCACGGTCACATACTGGCCGGGCAGGTAGGGCAGAGGCTGCCCGGTCTGGATGGTCAGCACCGCGAGATCGTCCGAGCGGCGCTCGTGGTGGAGGATCCGTCCCTCCCACCAGGGCGGCCCGGAGATGGAGGAAGCCCCGGCAATCATCATGTGCGAGGCAACGGACAGAGCAGCCTGCCAGCCGCCCTCGGCCGCGTCGCTCCAGGCCGGGGAATGGCGGCGCAGGGCGCGGATAAGCGCGTCGGACACCATGGCGTAGTGCTCAGACCGGACCCCGTACTTGCGGTGGTCGGCACCGAGCTGGACCAGGTACTGGGCCAGGGCATCCGGCCGGTCGAGCAGCTTGGTGATCCGGACCAGGGCAGCGAACAGGCGCTCGTTCTGGGTGTCCATCTGGGGCGGGAACATGTCCCGCAGCTCCGGCCGGGCCGCGAACAGGTAGCCGTAGAAGTCCCCGGCGCAGACCTGCGGGCTCGCGGTCACCTGCTCCAGGGATGTCCGGACCGCGAGCGGGTTCAGTCCCTGCGGCGGGGCGAGGATCGGAGCCTCCAGAGCTGGCGGGGTCACGGGCAGAGGATGACCCGGATCCGGGCGCAGCCTCAAGTCGGGCGGGGGCCGGAGACCGAGGAACCGCTTCCGTTTCTGAACTGGCATCGAACCTGCAATGGGGTTTGAGGACAGGGCGGAAATCGCACAACGTCCCCAAGCCTAGGTTGACACGAGGAGGGCTGCAACCACCCAGGAACGACCAAGCCCCGCCACAACAGCAACTCCAGCGGGAGCGCTTGGACGGGGCTGGATCGGGAAAATGCAACGAACACGGTAAACGCCGCACGGACAGACTACCTCCGCAGCGTGAGCATCTGAAGCTGGCCCGGCCGGACTCGAACCGGCACCGATCGCTTAGGAGGCGAGCGCACGTCCATCGTGCTGCGAGCCAGAGAACCCAGCCCGACGCGCGAGGGCTGGGGCCGTGCTCCCAGGAGGACTCGAACCTCCGCTGCCGCCTTCGGAGGGCGGCGTCATATCCCCTTGACCATAGGAGCCTGCGTGGGCGGGGAGAGAGTCGAACTCCCACAGCCGAAGCCACCGGTTTACAGCCGGCTTGTCTCGCCAGTGAACAGCCCGCCCTTGGGGTGACCGGCGAGACTCGAACTCGCTGACCCCGGATTCACAGTCCGGGCCCTCGTCCACTTCGGGATCGACCACCATGTACCGGGCGGCCCGTGAATCGTACGGACCTCCGCACCTGCGGAATTACGGGCCGGAGGCCCTACCCATAGGGTGCAGCAGTCCATCGTTCTCACGTACCGCCCTGTAGGCCGTGGAGGAGTCGAACCTCCGCGCACGCCGTGTGAAGGCGCCGCTCTCCCGCTGAGCTAACAGCCCGTGCCGGGACCGCGCGGGCAGAACGCCCGTTGCCATATCAGACGCTCTCGCGCCGACCGCAGTCCCGCGTGCTCCCAGGAGGACTCGAACCTCCAACAGCGGATTCGTAGTCCGCCGTGATATCCGTTTCACCATAGGAGCGGATAAGCCGGGAGGATGGATTTGAACCACCAGTCTCCTCGTCGGGCGCCCTACCCAGTTGGGCCACTCCCGGCTCGTAGGTGCTGGTGGGCTCGAACCACCGGCCCCTGGCCTGTCATGCCAGTGCTCTGCCACTGAGCTAAGCACCCTGATCAGCAGGAGCAGCCCGCCGCCGGTACACGGCGCGGCTTTGCACTACGCCCGGAGACTCCTGCTGAGCGATGACGACGGGACTCGAACCCGCACCTCCCACCTTGACGGGGTGGAGCACTGGCCATTGTGCTACGTCACCTTGAAGGACAGTCTGCGCCCGCTGCCGGGGCGGGTGTTTCAGGCCGGCACCCACTGACTGCCCAGCTCTCCCGATAGGACTCGAACCTATACCCGTCGCCTTAACAGGGCGCTGCGCTGCCGATTGCGCCACGGGAGATTAGTAGCGGGGACCGGATTCGAACCGGCATCACCTGGGTTATGAGCCCAGCGTGTTTCCGTTACACCACCCCGCGGTACCCCCAGACGGTTCCGACCCGTCTCCCCCGGCTTGAAAGGCCAGGATCCTAGCCATTAGAAGATGGGGGCTTGCGTACTCCGTACGGGACTCGAACCCGTAATCCCCTGGCTGAGAACCAGGTGAGTTGCCAGTTCCTCCAACGGAGCCTGAATTACTCGCGCGCTGCCCGGGACTCGAACCCGGAGCTAACCGCTTAGAAGGCGGCTGGTCTGTCCATTGACGATAGCAGCGCATCGTGCTCCCCGAGGGATTTGAACCCCCATCCTGCCGATTAAAAGTCGGTGATCATGCCGTTAGACCAGAGGAGCGTAGGCCGGGCGGGGGTCGAACCCGCACATCTCCCGGATATAAGCCGGGCGCCGTCACCTTTTAGCTACCGGCCAGTCCGCCTCCGTGGAGTTGAACCACGCACAACCCGCTTATCAGGCGGGCCCCATCGACCAGGTGGGCCGAGGCGGTCATGCGGAGAGGGTGGGACTCGAACCCACACGGGGGACTCTCGCCCCCTAACCGTTTTCGGGACGGCAGCCGGTAGGCCCACCTCGGCTTACCCCTCCAGAGCGGAGGACGGAGAACTCGAATCCCAGCGAGTTGCCTCGCCCGTTCGCTTTCCAGACGACGCCGGCGCCCTGACCGGTTCATCCTCCTCAGGCGGAGCATGGAGGACTCGAACCTCCGCGGCGGTCGCCCGCCGTACGGGTTAGCAACCCGCTGCTGTAGCCACTGAGCCAATGCTCCCTGGAGACCCCGGCCGGATTCGAACCGGCATAGTCCAGCTTTGCAGGCTGGTGCCTGGCCAATTCGGCCACAGGGCCCTGGTGCGCTCGGAGAGAATCGAACTCTCACGCCCTCGCGGGCATACGGGTCTGAGCCGTACGCGTATACCGTTCCGCCACGAGCGCCTGAGATTCCCCGGCGGCGGGACCGGGGAATCCACATCGGGTACTAGCCGTGGTAAAGGACGTAGCGCATAGCGGCCCCTCCCTTCCGCAATCGAAGAGAACATCCACCATAGTGCTACTACCCCGCAAGCTAAACCTGGAGCGGATGACGGGTCTCGAACCCGCGATCTCCTGCTTGGCAAGCAGGTGCGATACCAGCTACGCCACATCCGCGCGAGAGACGCTCTGCCATTGAGCTACCGCAGGCCTTCCGGCCCGCAGGCAGGCTTTGAACCCTGCATCTTCTCCCTAGAGCCCCTCCCCGGTGCCGGCCCGGGCAGCCGGTCCATACCAAGGACCGGTACGCGCTGGCGCGAGGGGCACGAGCTGGAGGCCGTGGACTCGAACCACGACTGCCGGGGCCAAAACCCGGCCGACTGCCATTATCTGAGCCTCCACCAGAGCCCTCCCCCAGTGCCGACCTGGGCCTGCTGCCCTTACAGGGGGCTGCCGGACGCCGGTCCGGAGGGCATTGTGCGCTCGGCGGGATTCGAACCCGCATCATCTGGCATCTCGGGCCAGCCTCTCTGCCAGTTGGAGTACGAGCACCCAGAGCCGCCACCCGGTGCCGACCCGGGCCGCCCGCCTTACGAAAGCGGGGCCGCAGCCGTGCGCGGCGGCTAGTAACTGACCGGCGCGGCCATAGCGGCCGGGCAGAACGAGACGGGAACCCAGCGCCCGGCCACCGGGTCCGAGCAGGCAACGCAAACCTCGGCAGGAGTCTCGACGTGCCACTCATCAAAATAGACAACCTCGGGCCTGTGCTCCCCAGCCAGGACCGAGAGGATCTCCTCCAGGCCCGCATCTTCCTCAGCGGCCATGAAACACCTCCTGACCACTGGTACGGACGGCACGTGCAGATGGCTGGACTCTAACCAGCACTGAACGCGGCATCTAGCCGCTGCCTCTCACCTTTGGGCCACATCTGCACAGCTTCCGGGGCTGGACTCGAACCAGCAGGGGCAGGGGTCAGGGCCCTGCTGGGGCGCCAGTGCCCCACCCGGAATTAGCGGGGCCGGAGCCCCGCGGCGATCAGGCCGAGACCAGCTCGGCTTCCAGCTCGGGGGACAGGTCGAACTCGCCGGCGTTCACACCCTGGACGAACGCCTCCCACTCCCCGCGGTCGTAGTGATGGTGACCGATCGTGTAGTCGCTAACGCCGTCCCGGAGGGGGTGCAGGCCGTCCTTGATCTCGGTGATGTAAGTCACCCACTCACCGAGCCCGAAGATGACCGGCTCAACGGAGCGGTCCTTGGTGTCGCGCACCGCGACCACGTGGCCCTCGGCACCAGCCTCGACGCACATGTTGTGGCCGTTGCTGAACGAGGACGTGGTGACCGCGCCTGTCTCGACGCAGTTGCCCTGGCCGCTGAACGAGGCCTTGTTCCAGGCACCGATCTCGACGCAGTTACCGTTGGAGTAACTGAACGAGGCCTTGTCCCAGACCCCGATCTCGACGCAGTTACCG